TCAGTTATTCTTTGCGAGTGCGGCGTCGATGACACGGCGGAGGTCGCTTGCCTCCTCCCCCACATGTGCAAGGATGGCGTCAACGTCGGACTGGGAAAGCTCACCCTTCTGGGCCCGAAGCGCGGTATTCACAAGGAACGCGCCGCCCTCGATCAGGGCGATAATGGAGGCAGAAGTGATATCCATGGGCTAGCTCCTTTCCCCGGTTTCAGTCTCGGCCATGATCCGCGCCTCCAGTAATATCACCGACTGCCCGGCAAGACGGCTCAGCGCCGTGGTATGATCGATATTGGAGGTGCAGCTTTCCTCGACAATGACCGAGGCGTTGCGGATATCGTGCAGCGTGGCAGGATTGTCGATGGTGCCATCAAGGATATAGTTCTTCACGATCCCCATGGTGGTGGCGAGGCCATCGCAGGTCACCAGCAACTGATCACGCGCCGAGAGCGTCCCCAGCGGCGACGCGCATGCCCCGAGGCCCAACAGCAGCGCGACAACAAGAAGACGCCTCATTTCAGAGCCTCCGTCGAGATGGCGGCGCGGATGGTCATGGCGGTTAAGGCCGCAAAAACCGCCTCAATCATGTCCTGCATCGCGATTTCATCGAGCAGGTAGCTACCCACCGCTGCAACAATGGCGAGAAACGCCGTTACATAGGTTTTCTTTCCCTTCAAATAGTCTTTCATGAAATTATTCCTTCTGTTAGAGGACGGGCGCATTTCATATATCGTGCCACCGTGCCGCGCCCGAGCGCGGTGTTGTAATGTCGTTTCCAATAGGCTGCCTGCCCCGCCCTGTCGGTGGGGATCGCCCCGGGTTTCCGCCAGTAATGAATGCGGCAGATCGCAGTCGCGAACTTAAGGTTCCAGACAAGCTGCTCTGCCGTCGGTGGCCAGTCGCCCGCGGCAAGCGGGCGTAGCCGCCTTGCAATATCCTCCCGCCGCTCGAGATAGCGGAGAATATCGTCATAGGTCGCGGGCTCACATTGATAGACACCGAGAGCGGGGCCCTTAACCTGCCGGAGAGCGCGAAAGCCACTTTCCACAAGGCCGGTCCCGAGAACGAGATTTTCCGCCGCCTCCCCGCCCATTTGAAGCGCGGTCAATGTCGGGCGCACGACAAGCCCGCGCAGATCGTCGATGATCATGCCGAAGGTTCCCTGCATTATGTCGAGTGGATTGCCTGGTCTACGCGCAGGCAGGCGCGGCCGCCTGACATCAGGCGGCAGTTCCCGGCCGCTAGGCCGGAGTGTCAGTCTTTCTGCAAAATATCCGTTGCCCGGGGGCTAGGCCGTATTGCGGCCCTCTTTATGCGGGAGCAGAAGCGCATAGGCCATATCATGGATCGGGCTTTGAAGGCCGAGGCGCTTACTCTCCCGACAGAGCCATCCGACGATGCTTTCCAGCTCCAGCGGCTTGCCCCGCTCCAGATCCTCCAGCATTGACGCCTTCGTCGCCGGATTGGATTTGGTTATGACAAAATGCACCTGCTTTTCCGCGATGGTATCGGGCACATCTGCACCCTTGGCGCGACCGAGCGCGCAAACCTCCTTCATCGCGCGAAGTAACAGGTCCTGCATTTCTACAGTGGTAATCCAGCCCCCGACGGGCAGACGGGTCAGGCAACCGATCATGTGAAAAGGTGCCAGAACGACATATTTCGACCAGATTTCCTTCATCGGTTCCTTGAGCGCAAAGGCATCGGTCCCGTGCGCCTGAAGTGCCGCCGCCAGCTCCTCATGGATCGCCGTATCGCGTGGGTGATAGGGGCCGAAAACTGTCCGGGTCAGACTGCCCGTCCGCAAGATCTGGCCCGGCGCCTCAACCACCGCCGGAATATAGGTAATGCCCGGCGAGACCCGGTCCTCGCCATATTTTTCGGCCAGCCGCTCAATCCCGTAAAGGCCATTCTGCAGGCTGATAATTTCGGTTTCCGGCCCGATCATGGGACGCATGTCATCCGCCGCCTGATCGGTGGACTGGCCCTTCACGGTGAAGAAGACCACATCACAGACACCCAGTTCCGCCGGACTGTCCGAGACAGCCGCGAATTTGACGTTCTGCGTGCCTTTCTCCGAGGTGATCGTGAGCCCGTCCGTGGAGAGCACGTCGCGGTTCTTTCCGCGCGCCAGCACCACGACGTCATATCCTGCTTCCACCAGCTGGAGGGCGAAATATCCACCGATCGCCCCTGCCCCGACTATTCCTATTTTTCGTGCCATTTTCTTTTCTTTCTTGTACGGGCCGGACGAAGGAGGAACGCTGTCCGGCGGCATGATGGTTACTGGCGGGCCGGCAGATGGCCGCACCCTTTTTCAGCAAGGGTAGGAAAAACGGCCGCCGCGGGCAAGCCTCAATAAGGTGCGCCGTAATTAATGGGCTGAATACCGATGGTTTCCCGATACAGGATCGAGAGAAAGGATAAAAACACTGCCATGATAAAGGGCATGATCAGGAAACTGGACAGCACGAAAAACACGATCCCCGCCAGTTCCGGCTTGTTAAGCAGTATCAGCAGCAGCATTGGCATATATATCAGGACATAGAGCCCGACCACCGCCACCAGTCCTAACAGGAAAGTCCCCACAAGAGGCAGGAACATGTCGATAATAGTCCGGGCAAACTCTTTCAGGGCCAGCGGCTGATCCAGGGCAATAGCCGGAAAAATAAACATCAGCGGCATGAAGCACAGGCACAGCAACGTCACGAACAACACGATTGACGCGCTGGAACCATCGCCCCCGCTCACCACATAGGCCTTCGCGAGAACATAGGTCACAACCACATAGCTAAGCATTGCCCCGGCAAACTTGATTTCCCGAAGTCCGAAATGCAGGCCGAAGGCCGGGTTCCTCCGTTCAAACTTGAAAACGGTATACCGATGCCAGTACACGGCAAAGATGGCATAGAAAATATCGTTCACGACCAGGCGGAAATATTCCGCCGGCGCCAGAATATTTGTCTCCAGCCAGGCAATAAGCCCCGTCATCATCACCACCGGCACAGCCCGGAACATACAGGCCCAGCGATGATGGATCACAAAGCGGAAAGCTTCCAGGAGACAGGCCGTCGGCTTAACTGTATGCGTAATTTCCATGCACGGCAGGCTAGCACCGAGACCCTAATCAAAGCTTAAATCGCGAGCATTTCCATAAAAAACGGCCAATACTCGATTGGCCGCCTGCTTTTTAGCTCTGCTTGAACCTGATATTTGCGGAAGGGCTACTTTCTCCGCCGACCGAGAAAAACGATGCCAGCGAATGCCGCCCCAAACAGAATCAGCGCTTCCAGGGCAAAACCACCGGCGGGAAGTCTGCTTTCCTGTGCGACCTTCTTGTCAGTGCTGCTTGAGATGATGGCGCTACTTCCGCCCTCCGGCTCCTTGTGTAGCGGAAGGAACCAGGCCGTTACCGTTGAGCTTGCAGTGCGAATAGCGTTTGTGCCCCCTGCACATGTAGGCGCCTGTGTGGACAGGGACTTGACACAGTCAACCGTCGAAGGGGCTGCCTTTACCTTTTCATTGGCGCTCAATAAAGATGCTAGAATTAGGATGACGATAAGACCCACAGCTAACGTCACGAGTTTAAGGTTCAGATGCTGGAAAGACATGACATGTCTCCATTCAAAATAAATTTTGTCCAATCAACTTATTGTTGGAAAATCAACTGTTGGAAATACAACAAAAGACACATTTTTTTAGTAATTATGTGTAAATTTTACCAGTATTTTGCTGAAAATCCAGTGTTTTTTTGGTTATAGTTAATAAAAATCAACAAAACACCAAATGAAATCCGCACAGCCAATCAACCTCTGGATGATCGTAAAAGTTTTCTATATTTTCGATCTCTAATAAAATTAATTGATCCATGTGACAGCTTTATGAAACCTCAATTGTCGAAACCCTAATATATAGTAATTTTAGCAAATAAATTCTCTTCTCTTCCTAGCCCTTGTCCCTCCTTGAACGGACTACCATTCCGGATCCGACTATTGCGCTGAAAATCGCCAATTCCCTGCGCTACGATACGTTGTAGGGCCTCTTCACGGTAGCCGGCACCATGGTCGGCCTTGGGTTTCAGTTGTTGTTGGTCGTGCTCGGTATCGGCGCATTGCGCGAAATTGCCGCAGATATCCTGACCTCGGAAGACATTCTTTGGGCGATACTCGCGGGGGCGCTTTAGCCGGTGATGATTCGACTTCAACGGATTCGCAATCAAATGACCGGCATCTTCATGATTGCTGCCGGTATCGGCCTCGCGATTGCCAACCAGAAATAGCGACCGGGTACTCTCCTCTGCTACAGGCCGGTTTCGCCGATGTCCATCCCTGCTTCTTCATCCAGGAAGCCACGGGCGCCGTGTCGGTCATCTGAAAAATCGAGTTCCCCCCGCCGGCTCACATCCTCTTCGCGATCGCCAAAGCTGCTCTCTTCGAGTAGACCAACTTTTTGCTGCGAACTCTCCGTATCGCGCCAGATACATCCCTGCAGGATTTCATGGGCAGGAAAGTTATCGTTCGCTTCCACCTCATCATCTTCCTCGGGATTCACAAGATAGGCTGCTTCTGCCGTTTCCTCGATAAAGCTGTCCGGTGCACTGGTTTCTTCATCCTTGATTTTGAGTTGTTGCACTGTTCTCATCATAGAACTCCTTCACTATTGCGGTTGATGAACTTGGTACTGCCCGCTCCGGCGCATACGAATGCCGGAAAGATAGGCGCTGATGGAATGGCCGAAGCCCGGAAGGCGAACGGTTCGGCCAATATGGTAATAAGGCTCCCTGACAAGAGGATCACTTCCCTGCACCTCTCCCGATATCGGTAACCGCGCGAGGACATCGCACCGATTGACGTAGCGGGTAACCCGGATATCGCGAGGATAAGCCCGGGCAAACTCCCGGTTACCAAGGCGCGGGCTGGCAAAGGCATAAACCCGCTCGGCCTCCAATAGCATCGCCGCCAGTGTCGCCAGTGCCGCGCCCATGGAATGACCGGTGAGGATAATCTCTTGCGCGCCTTTCAACTCCCGCCGGACCGCTGCCAGAACCTGCCAAAGCGCCTGATAATAGCCCTCATGCACCAGCCCATCTCCTGCCCAGGGGATCAGGTCGGTGGAGAGATTGCTGCGATAACTTCGCAGCTCCCGCCCGAACAACGCCGTGCCACGAAAGGCAACGATGGTGACCCCGGCCTTGCGCCCAACCCAGGCGAAATGATCCCGCCCCCGGATAGCCTGATAGCTGTAACCGAGCCGTGCCGCCCGCTCCGCCCCGTTCGGGTCATAGGCAATTTTTGCGCAGATGGCCGCCTCAAACAGCGTCATCTGTCGTCGGCGTTTCGGTTATGGCCGACATTCCCGGCGATCAGGTTAAGCATCTGGAACAGCCGATCGAGACACTGCATGTTCCAGCGTGTTGGCGTTAGCGCCGTGACAAGCGTCGCCAGCGTGACAAGACAGGTCAGCCCCTCAACCGCAAGCCAGATGATGTTCGGCAATTCGCCGGATGTGACAAACGCGCCCAATGTTCTCTCCTTGTCAATTTACAGATTGAAGGGCCGGAAGGCCTGCCCCAGCCAGGCGGCAAAGGTGGTTAACGCCGCAACGACAGTCCCTGTGATACCGATAACCTTCAGCGCGCCGCGCCCCATGCTGACCTGCAGGGTCAGGCTTTTGACGTCATCACGCAGTTCCACCATGTCGAGATGAAGATTCTCGATCCGGACCCGCATGGCGCCGATTTCCTGTTCCAGGTTAGTCATGGGGCGCCTCTCTTGGGACTTACTGCCATCGGATTAAAGGCGGCAGGTTGTGTTGGCGCACCCGTCCTGCGAAGACCAATACTGTTCCAATAGTCACCCGTCGCTTTCAGGCAGCTCATCCCTTGCGTATCTGTCTCTGTCAGTGTCCAGCGGTCACGTGATTTCGTCGCGAATATCTCAACCAGCGCGCCCCGGTTATTGAGGCCCTGTGCGATCAGCATCTCGCCGTACTTCTCCGCGAGATGCACCGCAAGTTCGCTGCGCGGGAGGCAGATCGGCGTTGCCGAAGCCGTTAAGCCGCCCATAAAAAAAGCGGCCCCGAAGACCGCTGAATAAATCAGATTTTTCATCTTTCCTCCCCTTGCAACCTCAATGCTATTCGATGGCCTGAATGCTGAACCATGTCGCGACATGACTTTCGATGTCCCGGCTGGCGCCGCTGTCCTGCCAGGCGACCAATTCAAAATAATCCCCGGGTGTGACGGCCAGCACCGGCGAGACAAAGCTCTGCATGGTGCGGTTCGTTTGCGCGTCGATATGCTCGAACGGGCGACCGTCGAAACTGCTCGATCCGTTTTTCTCGAGCAGGATTTCACGGGTGCCGCTCGAATTGCTGTCCCAGCGGACCTGCCCGCTCACGATCACTTTCGACACCCCGCTCGGTACGGTCAGGCGGCTGTTGTTGGTGGAATTGTCGTGATAATCGTCGGTATCATAGCTTTCGCTCGCCCAGTTGAGCGTAGTGTTGGTGCTGTCGGCAATGCTCTGGTTGGAACTCATCTTGACCAGCGCCCCTGCGTGGGTTCCGCCGCCCCCACCGCCCGAGGTACTGTCCGTCAGGCCGAGGACATCCGTCCCGTCGCAATAGAAGAGCCGGGTTTCCCCGTCCAGCACCTGCCCCGCCGCGCCGGAAGCGGTCTTGACCGTTGCCGTCTCCCCGCTCGCATTGGTCACCATGAAGGGGCGCTTGATCTCCGGCACGATGAAGTTAAAGCCGCCAGAGGGGCTGCCGCCGATGACATGGTGCCAGGCTTCCCGGAACTCGGCATCGCTGAGCGTTATGTCGCCCGCGCTCGGATCATGGCTCGCAATCTCATCACAGAGCGCGGATTCCAGCTTTGCGTCCGCGTCGTTGGAGGTGACGTAGGCAAGTGCCTGGCTCTCGGCGATCTGCGGTAAATCAAGTTCTGACATGCTAGATAATCTCCGTTGCCGGAAAACCCCGGCCTATGGTTTCAGAAAGTTGATAAAGGGTAAGGGAAAGCTCCGGCACCGCGACTTCGGAAGCACCGAAATCCGCGTTGAAGTCGGCCAGCTCATAGGTATATTCCGTGACGTCATACACGAATTTGGAGACACTCTCCCCGTCATAGGTAAAGACCAGCTCATACCGCTCCGACGCTTCGGAGAGCGGGACGCCGCCGCTCAAACTGCCGCCGCCGATCCGCGTACGCCGCTGCCAACTCAAGGAGAGGTCCCCGCCGTCACGCTCTCCCGTAATATGGACCGGTGCGTAAGGTTTGAGGTCATTGCCGGTCAGGGCCTTGATGGTTGGCGAAACCTCCTCAATCAGGCGGCCCGCCCCCACCGCTTTCCAGCGGCGCGGCATATCGATTGTATTGATCGCGGCAAAGCCACCCCCGATATCGCCGGAGCGCAGCAGGATCGCCCGCTCCCCCACCTTGTGCGAGCCGGTCGCCCCTTCCGTGCCGCGGCGACCGCGCAGAAGGGTCGAGAGGCGATAACTGCCATCCGCATTCTCCGACACATTAGCGAACTGGATAATCTCCTCGCCGACAAGCAGGGCATTCCCGCCGTTCAACAATGCGGATGAGGTAATGCTTTCGAGTTCGTCCCCGCCGCTCACAAAGCGGATATCGAGGCTGTTGGTTTCATCCGTCTGAAACGGCGCCGTCGTATCACCAAGGGCAGTTAGCGTCACGCCCCAGACAGCCTCGTTGCTGATTGCGCCCTCCACCTGATAGCTGTCCTCATCGAAGGCGGAATAGAGGGTGCCGCCGGTCCAGCCGGACTGATAGCCATCCATGGCGAAATAGAAGCGGCTTCCGTTCCCCGCCGTCGCGTCCTGGTCCCTGAGCAACGGCAGATCGAGGAGGAACAACTCCGCATAGCTTCCCTTGCGGATCAGCACCTGTTCATAGCCCGAACCCGCATCGCCAACTTCCGCCGCGTCATAGCTCAAGGGGGAAAGGGTCACGGCCTCGGTCTCAATCGTCATATCCGCGCCGAAATGGGACTGCATCAGCCGGGCGCTGCTGGTCGCTCCGTTGATCTCAAGGCTCAGCACATCGGCCGGGTCGAGCGCAAGGTATTTCAGCGGCAGCGACGCGCTCACCGTCTGTCGCTCGGCCCAGGCGGAATAGAGCGTTTTCGCCGCCGCCTGCCGCGCGAGATCAGCGGTCAGCGCCATCGGCAGATCCCGCGCGATCTGGTTGCGCCCGAACATGGTGGCGACGGGACGGAAGGCGCGCTTCTCCGACTGGGTGCCGATCTGGTAGCCCGCATCGGACGCAAGATAGGAGAGCGATATCTTCTCCGGCAGTTCGCTTTCCTGCAACCGGCGCATGGCGGGCGGCGCGATCATCTCCTTATCCGTGATGGTCACGCCGCTGTCGGCCTGATTGCGGGGGATGAATTTCAGCATATCGCCGCTCTCCACCGCATCGAAAAAGGCATAGTCGCTGAGCGGGGTCAGCGCCTCGGCAATCGACATCGGGCGGCTCACCAGATAGCCCGGTATGCTGCCCGAAAGGGCGGAGACATCGACATCCTCATCCGTCAGACGCCCACGCGCACAGAGGTCACTGACGATATCGGCAAGCTCGGCCCCCGCCCCGCTCGCGCGGCGCAAGAAAAGCCTTTTCACCCCGAAGGAACTGTTGAAAACGAACAGGCTGTCCGTCGCCGCGTCATAGACGCCATTGACGGACGCACTAACCCCATCGAACTCATAAAGATCGACCCGCTCCAGCTCTTCGAGCGTCTCGGCGCTCAAATACACTGCATAGCGCCCGGCGCTGATAAAGACGATCTCGCTGCCGTTATGCGTATGGACAAGGGAGAGGCTGCCGCTCAAATCGCTTACATCGCGACTGGCGGTGATTTCATGGGTACGCGTCGACCATTTGAAAATACGGTAATCATTCTGGAACAAAAGCTCATCGCTCGCGGGCAGATAGGCAACCAGCCGGGTGATATTGTTGGTTTCGCTCCCCGTCCCGCCCAGTGGCGTGAGATCGGCGGTGGCGATGGTAAAAATCTCACTCTCGACGGAATAGTCCGTGCCCGAAACACCCGGGCTTCCGAAAACCGACACGCGGACGATCTCAAGGTCGCTGAACACCGGGCCGGTCGCCCAGCCGGACAGGACGACCCAGGCCGCCTCATCCGCATCCGTTACCGCACCTGTGCAACCGCGTGCGGTTGTTGTTATGGTATCGACCACCTCCAGCGCCTCATCGAAGATCACCACCTGATAGCTCTGCTGCGATCCGGCGACCTGGAACTGCGCGCCGTTAAGCGGGTTGATGATATCGGTCGAATGGGTGATGGCACCCACGCCACTCGGTAGATCGGCGCTGTCGTTGAGTTGCATTGTCTCGCCGTTCACGTGATGGATTTGCCGCCCGGCGAGCAGGGCCGCGCCCGTCCCGATCCAGAAATTGCCCTTGCGATCCCGCGAAAACCCGATCGCCGCATCGGGAAGGCGCGGAAAGTCCGTCTCCACCTCGGCTGTCGCGAGTTCCTCCAGCGTCAGGGCATCGATCTTGCGGACCATATCGACACCGCCCACCACCTCATAGCTGTAGACAAGGCCCCGCTCCGCGTCATAGGCAAAGCTGCCCGCATCGACGGAGGCAATTTCACTATCCGTGACCGGATAGGCGCCGACGCCCTCAGTGGTGACCAGCACTTCGATATTCGGGATGCGATTGCCGAAAGAGGAAAGCGACAGATCATCAAACACCAGATAACAAAGCCCGCGATAGGCGGGCGTGTTGTCCTCCCCTTCCGCCGCCTCGATAACACTGTCGGGGAGTTGGTCCTCATCACCGGGGTAGAAGCGGAACCGCACGTCGGAGGCGATCACGTCCCCCTCCGCGCCCGCATCATAGATGACCTCCCCATCGGCCCAGATTTTAAGGAGGTTCGATACCTCTCCCTCGCAGATAGCAACGGCGAAACTGGTGTAATAATTGTAACCGGTTACCTGGTATGAGCCGCCCGCGCCGCCCTTGCCGCCGCCGCTGCTGCTGGTCACAGCCTCACTTCTAAGCTCGCCCGCCCAGATAATATTCCCGGCGAGGCGCATGGTGCCATAAAGACGCGGGATCGCCGCGCCATAGCTTGCACCCGTGACATTGAGATCGGTGAGCCGCGTGGCGGAGGATGAATTGCCTTCTTCAGGGAAGAGAACGCGGCCCAACGTCGTACCGAGGAGCCAACCAGCCCCGGCGCCGACACCGGTTACGGCGCCAATACCGGCGCCTGCGAGTCCAAGTGCCAAAGTCGCCATTAATGAACCTCCGGAAATGAGAAAACCACGAAGGGCGCGCCGTACGGGAGCAGTGCTTCCTCGATCACCTGCCTTCTCCGGGCATGGGCATGGATGACCGTCGGCACTCCATCGCGTTCGCTTAAAAACCCGACATGGATAGGAAAGGCGCTTTCCTTAAAAACACCGATATTTCCTATTCTCCAGTCAGTTACTGGTTTTAACTCAAGTTGTTTGTGAAGATAGCGTAGAAGCGCCCGGCCATCCTGCCGCCGCGTATATCCGGTCACATCCTCCGGTTCCAGCCCGAGAGTGCGCGCCACCAGAACGACCAGCCCGACGCAATCGACGCCCGCCTGGCTGCGCCCCTGATGTCGCCAGGGCGTGCCGATCCAGCGGCGTGCCTCGGTGATAATGTCATCGCGCTCATGCATCGCCGGTCTCCAGCAGGGCATCGGTGCCCGGAATATGCGGAAAGCCGCGGAAATTGAGATGGTTCGAATAGGTGTCGCGGCAGGTCGCATAGCGCTTGTCGCAGCCGGGAAAGAAGGAGACCTCATCTCCCGCCTGAACCTCATACGGCATTTCCAGATAAAGGGTCAGCGTCTTGCCCGATTGCGTCCAGTCACGGATTTCGCAAGAGCGCCCGACGTTCGCACCGCTGGTAAAGGTCAGCACCCCGCCATTCAGCACATCATCCGCACCGTTATAGTCGGTGAGCGTGAACAGGTCGCGCGAAGTGACGCTCGCCACCACATCGGTTTGCGTGATCGCCTCCACATCCACACCGCAGCGGCTATCGCCGAGGTCCGCGCCGCAGAGGGGGGAATAAACCTCCCCCACCTCATAGAGAAGTGCCTGGGCAAGGCCGCGTAGCTCTGCCGTGAAGGCCCCGTCCTGCGCTGAAACCTCCCCGATCCAGCCGCGCCGGAGCGGAATGGTGCCTTGGGAAAGATCCTGCCAGTTGACCATGAAAATCCGCACCTCGGCGAAGTCATAGAGTCCGGCGAAAAGATCCTCTTCGCGGATGACATCGCTGGTGAGATTGCCAATGATATCAAGGTTATCGACGCTGAAGCTGCTACTATTGGCGATGGCCGAGCGGGAATAGCCGCTCGCCGCCAGATAGGTGTCGCCGTCAATCACCAGATCCTCATCGAAATCGGTGAAGAACATTTCCGTCCCGTCCTGCCGGGTCAGCGCCCAGCAGGTCGCGAGTGTGGTCACCTCCCCGGCGATATGGCTGTTCAGGGCCGCACTGAGAGACTTCATATCCGTATCTCCACCAGTTTAACGCTCTGCCAGTGATGGATGTCCGGCCCCGGAATGGCGGCCTGCATCAAGTCCGTATCGAAGCGGACCGGCACGTCGAACTCACAAGCCACCGCGATATCCGCGTCCGTCACGGGCGCAACATCGAAGGTAAGGATGCCGGTCGTTTCATCCACGCTCCAGCCACTGGCCAGCGGTGTGCCATCGACGGACACCTCCACTGTATCGGCGACGATCTTCTTCAGCTCCCGGTCATAGGGCGGGGCAAGTTCATCATCGTCGATATAGCGCTTGAAAATCTGGAACTCGGTGGTGCTGTTATCCCCGGTGCCGATGGATTGCTCGGCAAGCTCGAAATCCGAGAAATCCTTGAGGCGAAAGCCATAGGCCCGCCCGCGCCGGGCGTGAAAGAAATTGAGGACGGTGGTCCAGTCCTCTCCCCGGCTCGGGCTGATATCGAAGCTATATTCGCGCCGCGCCTGCGCCCAGTTGATATTGCGCTGCTCAAACCCGGAGTTCAGTATCTGCACCGTGGTCGAAAAGCGGGGCCCGCCCACTGCGCCATAGGAGATGCGGGTCGGGAATCTGACGTCATGAAAGCTCATGGTTTAACCGTTCCTTCTAAGGCTGCGTTGTGCCTGACGAAGCGCTTCGCCCTGGATTTGCGTCTGGCTGAGGCGGAAACTCGCCGCATCGGGCGTCGAGATATTGAACGCCATATTGATGACGGGTGCCGCTGTGGCATTATTCGCTTGCCGCTGCTGCGCCGGGGTTTCGATCGTCACCCGCTCCCCCCGCGTCAGACGGAGGGGCACAAGATTCTGGTCCACCCCTGTCGCGCCGCCGACGGTGAACTGCCCGCCGGTCGAAAAGCCGGGGATCAGGCTGGTGAGCGATGAACCGCCACCGCCGCCGAAAAACGCACCCGCAAGTTCGGTGAGCAACCCGCCCGATCCGCCAAGGCTCTGACCCGCCGTCGAGGTAAAGGTCTTTGTGCCGAGGCGAATGAGGTCGGCTTCCAGCCCTTGCAGGACCGTCTTGAAATCCTTGCCCGACAGGAGCAGTTTCTCGAACGCGCCCTCGAACGCGGTGCCGATACCCGCCGCGACCTTGCCCGAAATCTCCGCGAAATCAGTCATTTCCTCCTTCGCGGTTTGTAGGCCGGCGTTCAGATCATCAACGAAACCGCCCGTCCCGCTTGAGCTGGCAAGCCCGTTTTGCAAGCCGGAAAACTGCTGCGTCAGGCGCGCGGCTTCTTTTTCTGCCTTGCGGGTCTTGTCGCCGAGCGTGTCGAGATTTCTGAGCAACCCGTCCAGCCCGCCGAGGGCGGTGAAATCACTGTTATTTGCCATTTTCCAAATCCTTTTTATGCATCGCTGCTTTCCGCTGCCAGAGCGCGAAGAGATCGAGGAGGAGCGCGATCTCAAATCCCGTGGGGTGAAGGCCGAAGCGCGCCTCGATATCCTCCGCAATTGCTGCTGGGCGCGGCAGAACCCCCGCCGCATGGAGGGGCAAAAGCGCCATAAACCAGCTCCATACATGAGCAAGGCAGGAAGGCGGCGGTGCGGGCGTTTCTGTCTCCGCAATCTTCCGGCCCGTTACTTTGGCAAGCTGCTGATGAGCCGCCGCTCGGGTGATACCGGGGCCCACCTCCTCTGCCAGATGAAACTGATGCGCCGCCCAGTCCTTCAGCCGGGCGGCGGTCAGGGCAAAAAATTGGCCCGGTCCTCCACGAAGGCGGCGACCTGCTCCCGTATCCAGAGATGTTCCCGATAGAGTTTTATGACATTCGCGGGCGTGGTGTCGTAGGTGACGCCATCGAACTCGATATTCTCAAAACGCTGCGTGATCGCGGCGAGCCGTTCAATCAACCGCTCCTCCAACTCCGCCGCGGTCAGTTCCAATTTCCGTTCCGCAATCTGCCGGTCAATCTGCGCGCGGAGACATTTGCGGTAAGTCTCCGCATCCTCGCCCTGCAGCCAGATAACGGCCGGAAGCGTTTCTCCCGTTTTCGGATGACGGAGGGTGAGCGGCGCGCCCGCCTCCGACCGGACCTTCAGATCGAAGGCCGCGACATCAAATACATTCTTTGGCATATTACACCTCTTAAGCGGCTGTCCGGGTGATCTTGAGATTGGTCGCCTCATCGCTGTCATAGAGCGCGGTGAAGGGGAGCGAGAGGGTGATTGGCCCCGCGCCCAGCGTCGGGTTCTCCGCCCCGGTGTAGACGATCCGCGGGAGGACGAATTTCAGGCTGCCGCCGTCCCCGCTGCAGGTCAGGATGAGGCTGCTCTCGGTGCGGGCGGCAAATTTGTTCAGCAGCGCCGCGTCCTCGAAATAGGTGGTGATCTCCCCGGTAATACGCGATTGCCCGGCGAGGAGGCTGCTTGCCTCATCCTCCCCAATGACGAAGGCCTGCTCCAGGGCGTTATCGATATTCAGATCCAGCCCGACAACAATACCGATGCTGCTGCCCCCCTCTTCCAGCGAGCCGGAGAAACTGTCCATCGGGTCATTAGCGGCGGCGGCCGTCGGGCTGCCATCCACGGAAGAGGAACTGATCGCGGAGGATTTGCCGATCACGCCGAACGTGCCGGTGATTAGCCGGTCGGGCCGGACGTTGAGGCGCAGGCGGTCGATCACGCAGCCGGTCAACAACTGATACTGCCCGATGTCGGCGAAGGCCCGCTCAAAAGTGAAGCTCGGCTGGCTCGCCCCCGCCTTTAACACATCCGATGACCAGCTTGACTGCATCACAGTGGCGAGCAGGTCATCAAACGCGCCATAGGAAAGTTCCGTCTCGATCGTGCCGGAGACGGTCTTCTGCCCGTGTAGCAGATGAGCGATCTGCCGGTCGCTCCTGATTTCCGCGCTTTCCAGTGTCGTCTTGGAGAGGCCGAGGCTACAAGCCGTATGGCGGATCGCCGTCATGTCCGGGGAGGACGGCGTCGTGCCGAAGGTTTCTTCGGCGATATAACTCAGCCCGTGCCGGGCTCCGGTGGCAAAAGTCATGGATTTCGCTCCTTAAAAATAGCTGCGCCAGGAAATGCTGAGCGGCAGGGCGACTTTCTTGAGATTTCCCTCATTGGCACCGAGGGACGCCCCATCGAGATACACATCGAGGCTGTCGAAGGTCAGCACCCGGCCCTTGTCAAAATGGGCACGAAGGGCATCGATGCGGCTCTGGGCGGCAGTCATGTCGGCGTCATGCACGGTGATGCGATACTCGCCCGTATGCAGCTCCACCGCGCTAACGCCTAAGAAAATTCCCTCCGCCGGGGCGGGCAGGAACTGAACTTCCAGATAGGCCGTGCCGTGGGCGGGGTAATAAGGCGCGCCCGGAAAGGCCACATCGTCAGACTCATAAGCCTGAAGCCGCGCATCCAGCGCCGCCTGAATTTTGCGATAGCTCATTGATAGCTCACCTCGTAAAGAATGCTCGCGCCGGTATCGACGGCAACCGCCTGCAGCAGGGTGAAAGTCGAAGAGCCGATAATCAGGTCGTCATCCGCTTTCGGTGTCACGTCCTCGCATTCGATCAGCGCGTGATGGAGCGTGGGGTTTATTGGCGTGCCCACCGCATTTGCGGTGTCGGAGAGGGATTTCTCCGTCCTCACCAGTCGGATGGTGGTGTCGGTTGTTGTCTCACTCGCGCCGCTGCCGGGCTCATACGCGCCTTGGGTCTTCTGACGGAGTGTGGCGCTCACGGCCACCTCGCCGATGGTATCGAAAAGATCGCGCACCATCTGCCGGATCATGTCATGACGCATGGCTATCCCCTCACCATCTGGCTGTCCTGGGCGCGCGCTCCGATCTGTTGCAGCAGGCGAAAGACGAAGCTCATGCGCTTTCTGCCTTCCTCATACGTCATCTCAATGGGGCCGATTTTCTGCCGTGTTATCTGCCGGTCATCGAGGCCGTTGGGATCGCGGAGAAAAATATCCGCAAGCTCCAACGTCGCGGTGCGAAGCGCATGAGGGATGCCGGTCATGGCCCGCCCGTCGCGGTCATAGGCGCCACTTCGCGGCCATTTCAGGCCCTGATCCCAATCAAGGACCCTGCCGGGATAGAGATAGCTGTCGATATGCAGGGCCGCCCGGATCAGGGCAAGTTCGCGCTGGCCGTCCGTGGCGCTGGTCCAGTCATCATTGGCAAGCGCAGTGAAATGACTGTCCGCCTCGTCAAGGGACACGTAACTCGTCGCCCCGGTCACGCCGCTGCCGGTTTCGGTTATCAAGGTCATGGATTTTTTCCTGCTAGATCAGAAAAGAAAAAGGGAGCGGCGATGTTTCGCACCGCTCCCCACTCCGGTCAGCCAGCGAGACGGACCGCCAGCTCGGGCCGGACCAGCGCGACACCCCAGAGAATGTCGAACTCCCAGACGACCTGCTTGTACTGTCGCGCCACCTCAAGGCGGAGCGAGATGCCAGTCATCGGATCGGTCATCGACAGGATCTGGCTGCCAAGTCCCATGTCCTGCGTGCTATGGGCCAGCGGACGGTTGGCGAAGGCAAAGGCGTCACGGTTGAACACCAGGTTGACCACATGATCATCGACGAAGGTCATTGCCGCGTTATCCGACGGCGCGGAACTAATCGCCGGGGCGATGGTCAGGGTCGATTCCGTGCCCAACAGGTCCGTTGCGGCCTGCACCACATATTGCTGCGTATCGCCATCTATGGTGAAGATATCCCCGACGGCGGGCTTGGTCGTAAAACCATCGGCGATGAGCGTCGTGCCTGCCTGCGATCCGCCTTTCACCAGCGGCGTTCCCTCCGCCCCGGTGACATGGGTGGCAACATGATCATCGCTGTACCAGTCGATGCCATATTTGCGGCCGATCTCGCCTTCGATCTTGGCGGAGCTGCTGCCCGCTCGGTCCGCATCGGCGAAGGCCGCAAGATCAAGCGCGTTGGATTCCGCATCGAAATCAAGCACGCCATAGCGGTACTCTTTCGGGGCCTTTTGCTCCAGCAGCAGCTTTCTGGCTGCCGTCGCATCGCTCGCATCCGACGCAAAGGGTGTCGTGCCCGCCGTGCCGACCAGACCATAGATGCCGGTATATTTCGCATGGATCGACTGGTTGACCGCATTGGCAAGCGCACGAATAGCCGCGCTTGCCTGCACGGGCATGAAATTCTCCCGCGCCTCGACCTCCATCATTTCCTTGTCGGTGAGATAGAAATCCGCCTTCTTCCAGTTGTTAAGCTCGATCTGCACCTTCTCAAGCGTTGAACTGGTCGGTGTCGGCGGGGTGGTGCCGGGCGTCACGTCATCCGCCGTCAGGTCGGACGGCAGGATCACATCGATGGTGTCGCCCTTCTCAGCCGCATCGGCACTGAAATCGCCATTCACGAGGCGGGGCATCACGGTCTGTTCGCGCAGGGCCATCAGGCCGCGCGCAAGGATCTTCGGCATGGCGGCCGAGATATCATTTGCCATTGTCATATCTCCAGATTGGGAATTTGAAATATAGATGGGGCCCATCCCGGACCCGTGCCGCCTCTCGCGGACTTGGTTCACTACATCGAGACCGATACCTTCCCGGCGGCGATATCCTCGATCCGGGCGTTGAGCGCCCATTGGTTCTGTCCGTTGATGGTCGCGAGATTGACGGGAACCCCGCTCGGGTCCATGCCGCTTCCCTTGCTGCCGGTCGGGTTGAAGGCGCGGGCAAAGACGGGGGAGCTGCGCATTTCCGCTACCAGATCCTCAACAGTCAGGGGCACCCCTTCCGCCTTCTCGCGGAGGGAGCCGTCGGTATCAATAATTCGAAGGGATGGCGCCCCCTCCTCCTCAACCAAAGTGACGGCGGCGCGGATATGGGGCATCAGAAGCTCGACGCTCCCGCCGGCTTTGAGCAGGGCTTCTGTTGCATGGGTCGTGATCAGGAAGTCGGCATTTCGCTCTTTCAGTCGGGCGATTTCCTCATCCTTCTCCGCCAGGATCGCGTCGAACTGTTCGGTAAATTCCGCAGTAAGCGCCTTCTGCTTATTCGCCCATGCAGTCTCCGGATCACGGCCGAGCGTCTGCCAGGCCTTCAGTTCCTTCTCGAAATTTTGCGCATTGCCGCGCTCCTTCTCCAGCGCCGAGAGCAGCCCGGAGACATCCAGCTTCTCTGCCAGATGAGGGTCGAGGGTGAACCCCTCCTCCCCCGGTTGGTAAAGGCTGCGATAGGCTTCCGGCACCTCGTTCAGGTCGGTTACGTCATTGGGAAAGTCAAACATGGAAAACCTCAATAAAAAAGCCCCGAAACGGGGCCCTGCAAATTAAAAGATCAAATCGTGTCGGCGCTAGTCGGCGGCGGCGTTCGCCTGTAAGCTGTCGCCAAGAAGCCCGCGCGCCTTTGCCTCGCGGATCAGTTCCTCCCCGCTTACATCGCCAAGGCGGCGCGCCTCCAGCAGGAAGTCAAGATCGCGCTCGCTCGCCTGCGCCGCGCCAGATTTCGCCGCAACTGCAATGCTGCCGGTGAGCGGCATCTCCATCCAGGAGGCGAACAACGACAGCAGGGTGTTGAGGCTATCCTCCAGATTCATCGCCATGGCCGACAGCGGCGAGAGCGCATCGGCGGCATCCAGCGCGCGGCCGGTTGCCGTCTCCCGTTCCTTCGGGGTTTCAAACTGCAACCCGAACAGCAGCATGGCTTTTTCCAGCGCTTCCAGCTCCTTCGCGCCTGCCTCCAGCGCCGCGCCGGAGCTTTCGACATAGTAATATTTGCCCTCGCTCTCGCTGGTGGTCAACACCTTGTTGGGGCCAACCTCGATCGGGCCGTCAATCTCCGGGTTGTAGCCGGAGGCCGCGAGGATCGGGAAGGACGCGACATTGAGCGCGTTGCGCTGATCGGAGCGGATCTGGTAATGCTCCAAATTCAAAAAGGCGAGATCCTCAAGCGGCGGCTCGGCCTGCAAAAATCCTGTCCGCGCGGTATATAGCGTGACGAGCGGAATACGGCCCAAGGTATTCTCCCCGGCGTCCGACTCCTGCCAGACGCCTTTTTTATCCATACGGTAAAGACGCCAGTGATCCGGCTCGATCACGCGGATCTGCTCCTCCTCCCGCTCCTCATAGCCGTGATAGCGCAGCGCCTTCTCGCGGATGCGGATCTGCGTGAGCACCTTGTCGCCGCCCCGGACATCCCACTGTGCGGCAATCAGTTGATCTGCCCGGACATGCACCGCATAGGGCCGCGCGCCCTGCTCCCGCTCCTCGGCGAGCGACTGGCCGTCCACCGCCGCTGGAAAATCCACCAGCACATGCGAGAGACCGAAGACCAGCGCATCCTCGAACCAGTCGCGGGCAAAGACATTGAGGCCGCGCCCCACCAGATCGATATTGCGCAAAATGCTGACCATCTCCTCCGGCATATCGTCGGAAAGGATCAACGGTTCGGCAAAGATGCGGCCGACCAGGCGGCTCACCGTACGGCGGAAATGATTGCGCAGCACGGTCCGGCTCGCCCGCTCCGTATAGATGGCGCTGTTCTCCGCCGGATGGCGCGGCAGATAGCGCGTACCCGCCGCCCGCATGGCCAGCGTCCCGCCCATCAGCGCCTTCGGCAGCGCCCAGCGCGCGGCCATCGCATCATACAGCTGGGAGGATGTGGAAGGATCGTTCATGAATACATATCCCGTTGTGATTTCTGTGAAACTTGGGTCAGCGCGTGAAACGCCTCGCAGACCGCATCGACCTGATCGTCATGGCGGCCGGTGGGGAAATTCTCAAGCTCAGCAAGAAAATCCGCATTCCACGACCCCTCGACCAACTTTACATTGCCCGCCTCGGCCTGCGACGAGAACGGCATGGCGCGGACAATCTTGCTGCCCGTTACGGGCTGGCTTTTTACCCGGAAGCCCGCGAGCAGACGAACCAGCGCCTGAACTTGCGCCTTGCCGGCCTGTCCCGGGTCCTGCGGAAGTGCGATTTCCGCCTCCCGCCCGTCACTCATCGCGAGATTGCGGATGGCGCGTTCGACTTCGTTTGGCGAGCCCCGCAGCCGTTCAACATGCTCGACATAAAAGACCCCGCCCGCATCGCGCGCAAGCCGTGCCCCGACCGTCCAGTCCGGAGACGCACCCGGTTCCATATGGCTTGCCGCCAGGTCCCAGCCCCGCACCCGGCGGGCCGACACCGGAGCCGCCTCGACAACCGGAAACCAGCTACGGCGAAAATAGGCGCCGGCCGCAGGGCGGATTTTCCAGTTCCCTTTCAGCAGCCTTTCCCGATCGACAGTCGAGAGCGCCGCAAGGTTAGCCCGATAACCCGGGTCCCGTTCCATCAGCACCCGGTTATCCTCTATCGAGGCCGCGATAAAGGTCACGGATTTGGCGATCTGCCCGGGATGCGCTGCCTCCAGCGCGCATTTGTCTTCGCCCCAGATCAGGCTGTCTTCATCGCGGACGAACCAGCGCAAGACTCCAGAGCGGCTGGAAATCGGATAGCCGGTTTCCGGATCGATCCACCAACGGATAAAATCGGCGACCCAGCTATCCGCATCCGGATTACAGGTTGCCCGCACATAAGGCCGCGCCCGCCCGGTGGAGCGGTTGCGGCTCAACAGATAGAAGAACTGGGTTTCAGTAAAATGGGTTAGCTCGTCAAAGCCGATAAAGACCAGTTCCGATCCCTGCCAGTCATATTTGTTCTTTTCATGCTCCAGATGGCCGAAGCTGATCGAGGCGCCGCTCGGGAACTTCCAGCTGAGCTCGCTCTCCTTCGCCTGACCGCCGAGGGTGCCATAAAGCGCGGCGGAGGCGTCCCAGAGACCGCCCTCATTCCGCACCTGTTTCGAGGTGCGGCGGAAGATCACCGCCTTGAATTCTCCCCGCACCGCATGACGGAGGGGCTCCATCAACAGGGCGAAGCTCTTGCCGCCACCGGCCGCGCCGCCATAGATGGCGATATCGGCGGAAGTGCCAAGAAACATCTCCTGCGGGCCGGGCTGCGGTTTAATCACGGCCATTTTCCGGCAGGTACAGACGAGGCACAGGGAAGCTACGCTTGCCCTTGTCATTGGCCGCGCCGTCCCCATATTGCGCCGGCGCAAAATGCGCCATCAGCCATTTGCGCGTATCGATCCGCAGCTTGGAACGAGCGATATTTTCCTTTGGTTCTGTTTGCGCCGCATTGTCATTGGCGCTATCGGCAATCTCCAGAATTTCCCCGGCGAAGACATCAGCAACGAAGCGTCGCACGGTTTCCTCCTCCTTCTTCTGGAAGACCGATCCCAAGAGGGCCACAATGTCATTGATCCGCCCCACCTGCTTGATTTCCTCCAGCAGCGGCAGGGCGACATTGCGGCGCCAGATCTTGTTATGCAGGGCAGATTTTAACAGCTCGATAGTTGTCATACCGGAAGCCTCAATTCTTAACTGAACATTATTAATTTCTATCTTTAGGTGTTTATCTCGCCAGATATCACCCCGCCCAAATAATATTTCAGGCCGAAGGAAATATTCTTACGGGAGTTTCCCGTTAGGGGTCAGGGAAAATTTTCGTTGTTTTAATTGGTTATTTTTCCAAAAAGAAAGGCCCAGTGAAATACTTTGATTTCGCTGGACCCAATTTCCGACTATGACTATCAGTATAGTTTAATATTCCCCACCTGTCAACTGTATTCTATTATTTAGTGTTTTTAGACTCTATTGTAAAGTTCCACGCCTTTGAGAAGTTGCGCGCGGGCAAATCCATTACGCTTCTGCCGCTCTCGATCTACGGTCCGGCAGCTTTTCCCGAAAACAATGATGTCCAGGACGACAGAAACCAGAATTCCCGCCGCCTGCGCGGCAACCGCCCAGCGCATAAAGCGGCGCATGACATCTACTTGCCAATCCTCCAT